CAGATAAGAATTGATATTGTGCGTGTGCATCTGGTAAATGTATAGGCTCTATAGTAGCTTGACTTTCTTTATCATCATTAAAAGCAATCATAGCCTTACCACTATTAGATGTACCACTAAACTTATCGTTAATCTTATTCTCTATTAACTGTTGAGTTTGGTCATCTGGTACACCATTATTAAAGTTGATAAATAAACTTGGTGCTAAACCATTCTGTATATTGCTAATATGATATTCACTAACCTCTCCTTCTAATTCAGCATACTGTAAACAAGAGTGATACTCTGTAGGTGCATAGTAATAGAATTTAGGTTTATAAGGTTTGAATATATATAATTCATTTAATTCCTTAGCACTACCAAACCCAAATGAAGGTATTAGCTTTGTTTTGTCTCCTTTCTTTTTGTTACTCCAATTAGGATGATAGTGCCATTTTTTTATGATACCTTCTTGTGCTTTGTTTGCTCTTAACGTTTCCATTGGAAAGTGAGAAACCTTTAGTATCTTAGTTTTACCTGTATTGTATGTTATCTGTAAAGCACCTTGACCTAATAAGTAATAATCCTTAATTAGCTTCTTTATTTCAGCAGGTCTAAGTAAGGACTTCATCTTTACATATTGCTCTGGAAAGTCATCAGAATTTAAAGATTCTAACCCTTTACCAAAAATCATATCAGATATACCATTAATACAAGTAGCATTAGTAGGACTGTTTAGGTATAAATCACATACTCTATCAAAATAATCATTATCCTCACCAAAGCAAACATAATCATCGTTATATTCCTCTTTAATTACTGGTGTCTGATAAGATGATAGACTTAAAAATCTAACATTGTTTTTAAACTCTTTTTTATCGCTCATATTATATCACGTAAGTATTATCGTCTACAACCTCTGTATATTTGTTTTGAGATTGCTTATGTTTTGTTGTAAAGTCTGTTTGAGATGTAGCATAAAGTTTATCTCTGTAGATAAGGTTTCCATCTTTTACTAATTCTATAGAATATCCAAAACCTTCTTCTAATATTGTAGATGAAAATGTTACACTAAAATAATTACCTAACTCAGTCATCACTAAGTCATTTATAGTTTCAGTTATTCTCTGTCCATCTTTTTTTATAATCATACTAACATTATTATAATCCAAAGACTCTCTTGGAATAATAAGTATTTCTTGTTCAGATGTAATAGGTTGTACTATTTTCATTTTTTTAAACTATCTAATAATATAACGAAATATAAATTTTTTAGTTCGTCTTAAAAAGAAAAACCCCTGTAAATCAATACAAGGGCTAATCAAATTGGAAGTAAAAGAAATATTATACACCAGGAACAACAGTAAATCCAACTGCTGATAATGTATCTCCTAAGAAGTTTGCAGGTACTTTTTCCATTCCTGTAAACGTTAATGTATATCCGTTAAATTCTCCCATACCACTACCTGTAGCAATAGAACCTCCTGTAACATCCATTCCGTACTCTAATCCTGCTAAAAGGAAATTTCCGTTGTTATCTTCAATGATAACGTGAGGATGTCCGTAAGACAATAATTTGATTGTCTGGTGGTCTTCTTTACTTAATTGTGGTAATTGTAACTCTAATACTTGTTCAAAGTATGTTGTTCCGTTTTCTCTACTTGATGTAGGTGTTTCTGTGTAAGAAGATGCACCTCTTACTTCAAATTCATAAGCAGATGGTGTTCCTGCTACAGTGTCAATAACATCGGTATCTGTTGCATCGTAAGTAATAGCACCTAAATCTCCGTTGTTTACAAAATACACTTTATTGATACCACCTACTTTGTCTTTACAAGGTTCTAATCTACCTCTTGATATATCACAAGCCATTATTTATTATTTTTTTATTGTTAATTAAAAAAGGGCAAGTAGATAACTCTACCTACCCTTATAGTTTTTATTAAAAGCTAATTATTAGTTAGCCCCGTTTACGATTCCGTAAGTTACGATATCCTCTGCAACGCCATACTGAACGCCTGCTAAAAATCTCATTATTACTCTGATATTTTTGCTTCCGTCCAAATCAGACATATCTAAAATTCGACATTCATTCCAATCCGAAGCGATAGAAGTACCAAACCATAAGTTAGACTTTTCAGCTAAAATCATAGTGTTAGCAGGTAATCCATTTGCCATAAATACGTTTACACCTGCAAACTGTAATCCTTGGAATGCTTGGTTTAAACCTTGTGCATTGATACCATTAGCACCTTGACCTCCTGATGCAAAACCACCTAAAGCGATTGCATAATGCTTATAAACATCTTGTGAAACGTATAAAGAAAGTTCTGGTGAACCAAATAATGCCTTTGGAATAGCTGCATATACTTTACCCATTTCCTCGATAACGTTAGAAGAAGTTACAGTAGTTCCTGTTACTTCGTTCGCAGCAGGTAAGTTAGCGTCAGCAGCTAATAAAGTAGCGAAACCATCATAATTGTCTGCACCATCAACACCCGACCAAATAGAGTTCTCGTTAGTTTGTGCTACTTTAGCAGCTACATACTGTAAGATATACTCTTGAATAGTAGAAGGCATATTTCTATGAGCAGAACCACCCATTTGATAACCATTCCAATCATTAAACCAATCAGTCTTACATAACTCTAAGTTTACTTGAAACTCTTTAGGTTCAATAATTCTTTCTGTAGATGTGATAGTAGAAGTATCTGAAAAATCACAGGTAGCACCTTTAATTAATCCATCAGTTTCTAATCTTCTTACAACCTCTTTACCTACGATGTTAGGTTTAAAAGTGATTGCGTCTTGAGCAAGAGTGTTTCCTGCTAATAAAGCAGCAGAGATAATTTGATTTTTTGATTCCCCTGCATAAGTAGTTGTTATACTTGTAGTTGTTGCCATTTCTTATTTTTATTTATTATTTAACATTTGATAAATTCTTTCTTGAGGTGTCATAGCAGATAAAGGTTTACTAAACTTAACCTCTTTCTTTTCTACTACATTTTCTGGAGAATGTACAATCTCCTTTACCTCACTTAATTCCACTTCTTCCTTAACCTCTTCTTTTTGAGATGATAATTCTTGTGGAACTTCTTTAACTTCTTTTTTAGCTTCTTCTAAAAATGCTTTAAACATATTCATAAACTTGCTTTCAACTTCTGCAAGTTCTTCTTGTGTAGCGTATTTTACTTCAACCTTAACTTCTTCTTCTTGTTTAGGTTCTTCTTGCTTCACATCTTCGTTTAAAACAACTTCATCTTTAACTTCAATCTCTTTAGTTTCTTTCTCTACAGAAAGACCTAAGACTTCCTTAATTTTGTCTAAAGTGTTTAATTCTTGATTCTTCATTGTATTAATCTGTTTTATAATTATATAACGTTATTGTTTTTTTATTATATCGTTTTTATTCTTCTGTAGTGCCTTTACCCCCTATAAAACCAATGCCTTGCTTCCATATAGGGTGTTGTTTACACTTCTTCTTTTTACACTTTGTTCTTGTGTATGTATTAAGACATTTACAGTATTCTGCTTGTTTAGCCATTAATGATTGTTTTGTATTTTACTTATAAAAAAAATAATATCCCAAATAAAAGCATTACCTCCAGTAGAAATAATCTTCCATTGTGAACCACTATTTACAAATTCATAATCTGCATAATATTGAAATACCATATGAAACTCGTGTTCTATATTATTACCCTTAGGTATTGAAATATCAGAACCTAACCTTTCGTATGGTGTTCCATTTCCACCCTCTAATTGTAACCTAAGAAACGTTTGGTTTGCGTTAGAACTTGAATACTTAAATACAACTGTAGCTATATATAATTCATTTTCGTTATCTGCTAAAACCTTATTAGTTGTTCCGTTATAATAATTTATATCTTCAGAACTTCTTACTACGTTTCCTGCATTGTTACTTAGAACAGAACTAACACCATTTAACAATTCTAATTTATTAGAAGATGTCCATTGAGTGTCATCATACCTACCCCAACCTTTTGAGGTACTTCCATCACTATCCTTTACCCAAACATTATTAACAACTTTATAGAAAGATTCTTGGTCAGTATCATAAACAATTATTCCGTTTCTTACCTCAGATGATAATCTTTCGGCAGTAGTCATTCTGTCAGAATATACCTCGTATCTTGTGCGTTTAGTCATTTGTATTGGTACTATTTAAGTTTTAGTTCTATTGAAAGTCTAAACCTCTACGAACTATTAATTTACTCATTATCTATTTCTTTTAATTTACTTATCGCCCAATTAACACCAGCACTTCCACCCCAAGCATCCCACATAATACCTCCACATCCTTCCGAATAAGGAACATCTTTATTCTGTTGATGTCTTTTAAATGATGCCATTCTTGCTATTGTATCTCTACTTAATGATTCACCATTCGCTAACTGATTTGCTCTTGTCCAACCAACTGAAGTACCACAGCTTGAACCATTCTCTTTCTTCCATTTTAAGGCTCTTTTAGCATTGTTTCTTGCTGCTTGTGGATAATCGTTGTATGTTTTTAATTCTACAGATTCTTGCTTTAGAATTTCTATTATCTTATTTAACTTTTCTTCATCAGTCATTTCATCTTTACTCATCTCAACCTTATCAGAAAATATACCTTCAATAGAAAGTCCTAAATACTTTTTATCTTTAATGTCTTGCCATACTGCATCATTGTCTACTTTCATAGTTACTACCCAAGAACCTTCTTTAGCATTTAAACCATATATATTAGATTTATCCATTCTCTCATCTTCAACTATCCAAGATTCTATAACAGATACACCACTTGTTAATGTTTGGTGTTCTAAAGTTGTGTTATTGTTTCTTAATGACTTTAAGTATAATTCAGACGCTTTTCTAACAGTATCTTTAGAAAATGTTATGTTATACTCATAATCTTTTTTACGTCTGTAAATCTTCTTGTCTGGTACTAAAGCTAAACCTACAACTACTCTCTTGTCTTCGTCTAAGGTTTTAAACTCTACCTTGTGTTGGCTAAGTGCTACAAAGTTTTCCTCTATAGCAGGAAATTCCACTAATGAAATAGCGTATATTCCATCTTCTCTATTTTCTTCGTCTATAAATAGTTCAATTGTTTGCAAGTTCTCCATATTATTGTAACGTTTTATTTATTATATTATATTGTTTTTAACCACCAAACCTTGCTGATGATTTAGTGTTAGCATCTAACTGTTGTTGATTAGTTATGTCTTTAGAAACTACATACGCTTTAATAGGTTTATCGAATTGACCTTGTACTGCTTCTGCTACTTGGTTTCCTTGACTACTACCAACTAAATTGAAGTCAAAGGTTCTGTTACCTACTCCACCACCTGCACCACCACCGCCTGATGTTCTTATTGGTGTAGATGCTGCTTCTGGTTGGAATTTTTGTCTTGATATTGTCGCTACTTGCAATAAACCAGATGCAATAGTTGCTGCTGCAAGAACAAAACTTGCAGGTGCAGGATATTCACTTAAGGCTCTTGTAGCACCTGCGTAAGTGTTTATAACTGCATTAGCTATGTTATATGCTTTCTGTGCTTCAAATGCTTTTTTCTTTATAGCATTTTGCTTCTTTCTTGCTTCCTCGTCATTCCTTGCTATCTCGTTTTGTATTTTCTTTCTTTCTTTTACAGATAGGTTTTCATTAAGCAACCTATTATTTAATT